GCGCTTTGTTTTTGCGCCCTGCATCCCAAAACGTATGAGCTTCGGGCTGCCTTTAACGCTGACCACAACGGCGTGTGATTTGCCGCTCGAATGATTCGGCGTCCTAATCGGCTTGTCATAGCCATCAAACGTATGGCCGCCACGTTGGATGCTCATCGTTTTTTGTTGTAGCGGGCGTAGATCGCAGCATCTGCTGTTCGTGCCTTATCGCCTCGCATGTAGCTATTGACCCGGCCCATTGCCCATGCCGCCATCGGCACGTTGCGCGATCCGCTCGACAGGTATGCGCCCTGCCCTTTTCGATAAACCGCAGCTAGCTCTCCATAGAAGAATCTGGTTTTTTCGGCCTTATCTTTTAGCGTTTTTTTTGTTCCGGCGTTTAGTGGTTTTGCTTTTGGTGCCACCTTGTTTGGTCCTCGATGCAGAAACAGCTTTGATGTCGATAAATTCGCCAGCCTTGTAAGCAGCAGCCGTGCGCTTGATTTCTCGGGCTTTGCCTGAGCGACTCTTGGCACCAGAAAGATACTTCTTAGGCAGACCAGTGGCCTTGTCCTTTGGGACGCGCCGCTGCTTTTTAGCCATTACTTTTTCTTGCCTCCTTTTTTTTGTTTGTCATGGAACTAAAAAGGTGCTCCTTGCTTTATGCGGGCATTTGAAGCAACTTTAATAAGTTGCCCCATTGGGTCGGCTCCTTTCAAAAAGCCTCGACGCTGCATCTCAGCAAATACTTTGCGGTCAGACCCAAATTTGCTTTTTTGAGATTTGATTGCTAAATATGCTTTTTCTGGATTGTTCAAAGCCTTGCCAGAACTTTTGCTTTTGCTTTTTTTGCCTGCCGACCTTGATTTAAAACGACTGCTGCCTGATCCAGCAAATCGTCCACTCTTGTCGCGGATGTAACGTCGAGCCATTACTTTTTCTTGCCTCCTTTCTTTTTCTTAACAGGCTTCTGTGGTTTCTTTGGCCCGGAGTAGCTAGGCATCAGGATTCCTCCTTAACTGTTGATTTCTTGGCTACAGCTTTTTTAGCTGCAGGCTTGGCTTTCTTCTCTTCACCCTGGGGTGTGAGTTGAAATTTGCTGTGTAGCTGCATCGATCGCATTTGCTAGCAACAACAAAAGCGTAACGCTTCTTTTGCCCTGGGTCACTTGCGCTTACGTTTGCCGCGCTTGCCTGCTTCCTTAAATGCAATAGCTGCCGCTTGTGACCTGCTCTTGCCTTCCTTGATCAGTTTGCGGATATTTTGCGAAATGATCTGCTGGCTGCCGCCACGCTTAAGAGGCACCGTATTTTGCCTGCAAGTCTTTTAAGGTTAGTTCTGACCCGTCATTGCTGACAAATTTCCTGATTGCAATGTCGCCTGATTCGCCTTTCTTCAAAAGGCTGCGGAATACATCACCCTTGCCCTTGCCTCCTAAGGCTTCATTCTGTTGCTGCACCGTTCTGTTCGCTAGCCAAGTTCCATACTGCTGATCGACAGGGACAAGGCCACCAAGTGCCGCACGCTTGCCACGCTGTTGCACGTCGCCTTCTGCTTCAGACCTTGGCACCATCACGATCGTTGACCGGCAACCAAAATGCTGTGGTGGTTCTGGCCCTTTGCCAAACTTGAAAACTCTGCCGTCAAGTGATTGACAAATAGCGGTCGTCTTTAAATCCAAAACCGCTCTGTAGCGGTATGCAGCAATCACGTCTTGATTAGCGGCATAAACCTGATTGTTCACCGTGTTGCTTACCTGCGTAACAGAAGTTCTAATTAATGCTCGAATCTGTGCATCAGAAAGCGTCGTCAACGTGCCGCCTTTTGCTGCAGTGCGGGCAATGTCTGCAGCGTCATTGAAACGCAAATCACCGCGTAAACGCTTGACCATGTCTCGCATATTTTCACCGGTCAACATCCCGTCTTGAACAGTCACTCGGAACTTTGCGGCTGATGCTTCAGCAAGTTGACGGAACGACGTATTTAGTGTTTTGCCATTAGGCAGAACAAGGGCTGACCCTTTTGCCGCATCAAGCCTGACAGTGCCTGGTGCGATACCTTCAATTTGCTCCTGTAAATTTCTTTGTAATACCGCCGCACTCAAATCTGTTGGGTCATCCATCACAATGGCCTTGGCAAAATCTGGCGTAATTTCAACGCTGCGAACCCCAGGCACTAACTCTGGCTTCACTACATTCTTGATCTGTTGAACGATAAATTCGTCTTCCAGCAAGGCAAGCCCTTGCAGCTCTTGCATTAAATAAACGCTGCTATCTCCAGCCCAAGTCGCCAAGCTTTCTTTTACTTGCAGTAACAACGTATTTAGCCGCGCCGCTTCTCTTGGGTTTAAGGAACCGATGTCATTCAGCTTGCTTGCAGCATCAACAACGATGTTGTTGTAGGCCCGCATCACATTCAGCGCGACGTGGTTGCTGTAGCGGTTTAGATCAATTGCCTGCCTGTAAAAGGCTTCAGGTTCGCTCATCGTTCATGAAAGCCAAGAACGTCGGAGCTTTCAATACAAACAACAGCAGCATCAGCACCAAGCTTTAAAGCGTTATCCAAAATTGATGTGAACTCCGCCACGACATCTTTGTCATAAGTCGCAATACTGCTTTCGGTGACAGCGCATACCTTGCCGTCCAAGTACCAAGTCAGCCTGATGACCGCAAAATATTGATTGGCAAGCCTGTCATGCGAATAAAAAAATTCCCGACTTGATGGTTGTTCAGGTTTTGGCCTGTGCAAATTGTCAAGCCAACTCATCGTCTGCCTCCGGCTCACCTTCAGGCATTGTGACTTCCTGCTCAGGAACTGGCTGCGGTGTTTCAAGCAATCCGCCAGCCTGCGTTGCTTCAAGCTCATTTTGAACATTGAACTCATCACCTAATACTTCCCCTGCTGCCAGCTGCAACAACAATGTTTCTTGTGTCACCGTGCCAGCGGTGTAAAGCTGCAACAACGCTTGAATTTCCTGCGGCTCAAGCCTTGCGCCCATAAAGTCACGATTAACAAGGCTGCTGCCAGCCTGTAATTCCTGCATGAAGTCAGCGTGAAACCGCAGGCAGTTGTCAATCATGTCCTGCATTTGCTGCGCCAGCACCATCATCGTGGCATCGCCTTGACTGCGATCTATGCGCTTGGCCTCAGCCGTCTCACCCACAAGCTTTGCCCCCACCACAGCAGCTAAACCCAACTCGTTGATCTGCGACTCGATTTGTTCAAGCCTGCGAAACTGCGCGTCGTAGCTATTGCCAGCCGGTTCCACATATTCGGCCCTTGCATCTAAAGGAAGGGCAAAAGCTTCTCCGGGGCCTGCACTGATTTCTTCAGCAGCCTGCGGGAAACCAAACAACGCAAGCATCGGCACTGCGCTGATGTGCAATTGATTCCCAAGATCTGATTGCACTTGATAGTGCTGCAAGTTCAGCTCAGCAATATCAGCCAAGGGTGGGAACGATTCCAAAACGCCTGTGCGATTGGAGTAAGCAACGCTGAACGGAATCTCGCTCAAGCTTGTTGTGCCTTCATCCACAACACGGAAATCACCCTTTTTATCTTTTTGGAAGATCTCAAATGCGCCAGGAGTCAATACACGCACTTGCTCGATTTGCTTTTCTCCGTATAAGCCATCGGGCACGAGGATCTTTTCAGAAAGACGAAGCTGCGTCAGTTTCTGCTGCCCATCCGTTGTTTCATATCTCCAGCCGAGTATGTTTCTTGGCGAATATGAAATCCAGTAAGGGCGGCCATTGTCACCAGCCTTAGGCGCATCAACAAGAACGCCAACGTGCCCGTAACGAATGCAAATACGCGATGTGTTGTAAAGCCACGTCTGCAGATCATTCCCCTGCAGATCAACATCAAATAATTGTTCGCGAATTTGATCAGTTACATCATCAAGCCTGACCGGTTTGCGTGTCAACATGCCCGCCAACATCCGCTCGATTCGGATTAAAAATGGGCTGACGACACTTCTTTGCAACCTTGCGTCATAACTGAGGTCTTGCTCCCTTGGCTCTTGTGGTAAATAACGGCGGTGTTTTTTGCGAATACCAAATGTGCCAAGTTGAAAAGCTTCTAGCAGCTCCCAATGCGGTTCTTGATTAACCCAAGCCGTGCTGGGGTCGTTCACCTGAGTGACGTTGCCAACGCGCTGGCGACCACC